AAGTGGATCTACCAACATTGCATAGCTTTTACCACCTCCAGCCGCTCCACCGTACAGAACGTCTGTCTCGCCTGCTGCTAGGAAGTCTTCCTGTGGGCCTTCGTTGGCCTTAAAGATAACATTTTCTTTTATTTCTGCCTTTAAACTCTTTGGTGCATTATCTATTTCATCTGTCGTTATTACTTTAGGCCCACTATTCTTTATTTTACTTAAAGTAGTCTTTGTGTTTTTTAGAGATTCTTGGTACGCATTTAATTTACTTTGCGTAGATTTTATTTTCTTTTGCTTATCTCTTATTATTTTATTAGTTTTTAAACGAGCCTTTGTTTCACTATGATAATTATAACCTTTGCCTTTAGAGCCTTTAGGACGCCCTGTTTTTTTCTTAGGGGTGCCATCTTTCTTTAAAATGAACTTGCCTTCATTGTCCTGAAGATAATCTTCTGGTCTTTCTTCCCAATCATTCATGTTTAGTTATTATCTTCTTTAGTCCTTGATGACTTATTTTACGACCTGTTTTATGCTCTAGCCACAAGGAACCTTCACGCAGGCTTAATACTTTTTCTTTTACGAGGGCTATTATTTCTTCTAAGGCTTCAATTTCAAGCGGAATAGAAACAAGTATTTTATTATTATCTTTATCTAATTTATAGCCAAAAGGGATTGTAGGGCCTCTACGCTTCTTCGTAGTCTCCATCTAAGATGACCTCCTGCTTAGCTGGTAAAATAAATAAACCACCTTCAGACTTATGGGTTACATCGAGCCTCTCTGTTTTGCCAAGCCCTACACGGTCTAGGATGGTCTGTGCAGCCTGAATACGCATACTGGCTTGTGGCATAGGGGTATCAGAATTCATGACCTGAACGAGCTTCAGTGCAGCTTGAGGCGCTGACTGAGCTAAGATACCTTCTGCTAGATCTAAGATCTCTGTCTTTAGAGATTTAATTAGCTGATAATGGCCTCCAGAGTAACCGGCCAACTCTGCTGCTGTCTTTGGATCACCTCCTGCTTCTAGAAGTTTTTCTAGGAATGTTTGTTGCTTTATAGTTAGTTCTTTTTTCATACTCCCATTATAGTGTCAGAAAAGCTGGTTGTCAACCTAATTATTTCTTGACAAATCTTCTTCTCAACTGTATACTGACGTAGTGACCCGCCGGGGCCGTCAAGTAGCTAGTAGAAGAATTACCTTTAAAGCCCCGCCCAGTTTCTGCATTTTGTTTAGGTCTTTAAAGTCCCGCCGAAAAATCCCTTAACCGGACAGTATCCTATAGTGTTCTTATAGCTTCTTGTCCGGTTAGTGGGCCTCTTTAACCCCCCGCAGGTTGACACTCTAGAGTCCTTAGAAATGTATAAGCATGTATATATATAGGGGGGTACTGGCATGGCCTCCTGCCCCTCCCCAGAGCCTTTAAGAATTCTCTAGAATTCTTAGCAATTCTCCAGAGAACTTCAAAGAAGTTATATCTAGAGGAGGCTCCAGAGATTTATAGAACTCTCTAGAGAGTTATATAAGGTTTACAAGTTCTATTAAGATATGAAAGATCAATCACGCTAAGGAATTCTCCGAAGGACTCCAGCATTTTCAAGAACTTACAAACATTTCCCCCTCTCAAAACTATATAATCTCTTAGATTATATAAATATATTTATTATCGCCATTTCTGCCTCGCATAAGCCGCATAATATTCGCACACAAGACTTAATCTACGATTAAAAAATAAATGTTTGACAAGCCGCCAAAAGTTTGCCAACGCATACCTGGGTGTGCATGTGCGAGGAGTTACTACGTAAAAAAATAATTGTTGACAAGGGTTAGCCGATCTGCCATCGCGAGATCATCAGGATCGCATCATCCGTATCATGGCGATCACATGTCGTGCGCCTCATGACCCGCGCATCATCCGCGCTTTTCACAATCGCATAATGCGCAGGGAAAAGTGTTGACAAAAAAGCGGCTATCGTGTCAATGTTTGAAACGTCAACGGCATCCGGCTGACGACAAAAACAACACAGGGAAACACGACATGAATACATTCGCTAACATCGACACGAACAAGCTGGCATCATCCAAGCAATTCAACGGGGTATGTGCTCATTACACGAATATTATCGCGAAATTACACGACCTTGATCAAGCTGCGTCCTATGTTCTCTATAAGAGAATGCGAGGTGCGATAGGTCACTACTTCGGCACAGTCCTAGAATCTAGAATGACTCATGGGGATGTACAAGTAGCGTTTGCTGCGGAGACAGTTCCTTCGGAAATTATGGCGCTAATAAAGATCAAAGATCAAAAGCCTACGGCTCAAGAGGCTCCAAAGAAAGCAGGTCGTCCGAAGGGCAGTAAAAATAAGGCGAAGCCTGAACCAGAAATTGAGGCGTATATTCAAAGAACTTCCAAGCCTGTGAAAGCGGTCAAGGTTGTGCAGAAGAATAGCGTAGCTAAAGACCTCGATGCTAGAGTATTAGAACTCGAAACTAAAGTAACTACTTTAGACAGCAAGCTTGATGCGATATTAAATATACTTCAGGCGAAATAAATATTCATGGCCCTTCGGGGCCTTTTGGATGCTATACATATGGATAAAATAATATATGCGGTCGAAGATTTAAATAATAATGTGCCACTGTATAAGATTATAGAAGACTATAATCTAGATTATGCAGAGCAAGTTGAAATGATGTGCTTAAAAATGGAGTGTGAATAATGTTAATATTTAAATATAAAAGTAAAAAAGAACTCAAAGAGAATATAGGGAATCGTTTGCAATATATTGAGACTTCAATGTTCGGCGAAGAATATAAGCTTAATGGCTTATTAACAGGTGCTAATCGACCCCATATAACTCATATGGGACGTGAGTTTTTTGCCAATGTGCTAATGAAAGACGGCATAATTATGCAAGTTAAATGATAATAATCACATGTACCTGAGTATCATGCACATCTTTCACAACCGCATAATGCTTAGGGAAAGGACTTGACAAGCCAGCAAGACCTATGGCAATTTGTAAAGCGTCAACGAAAACAACGACCATTTGGAGGTCACTATGTACAACACTCATGCGATACAAGTTCAGAAATATGCACAGCAATCTGCTAATAATATGGCAGATGTCGCTTTGATGACAGTATTAAGTATCCGTCAACCTTGGTTGAATATAGGCAAGCAATTAAAAGATGTCAGAACTAATAAAGCTCTCGCTAAATCCCTATGGGGTGGAAAGAAAAAGACATATCAATATCTTCAGGCCAATAAAGCCATGATGTATGGACAAATGATGGCAATAATTAACAGTAATAAAACAGATGCAAGTAAATCGATGAGCTTAATGCGTATATTTTTAAGGGTCGATGGCCTTGGTGTTGCTAAAGCAGGTTTTATGTGCCAGTTAACAGCCGGTTTAGTGGGCTGTATGGACAGTCATAATATAAAAATGTACAATTTAGATGCTAAAGATTTTGCATTGGCTAAGAATCCTAAGAGCATTAAGGGTCTTGAATCTAATAATAAAAAGATTAGAAATTATATACAGATCTGCCACGAATATGGCACAGATAATTTATGGGATAGCTGGTGTAGTTTCTTAGCTACCAAGTCTCCTAAATGGAAAGATGCTAATCATGTTTCAGAAGTACACTATAGTTATTTAATAGGAGAATATTAAAATGATAATCACTAAAGTTTCTATGCTCAGCAATATAAAAAGATCTCTAGAATTAGACGTTACTGTTGAAGAAATAAATGCTTGGCGGTCTGGAATGCTTATTCAAGATGCAATGCCTAGATTAAATGAGAATGAAAGAGAGTTTATTATATCCGGGATTACTAAAGAAGAATGGGACAGCATGGGAGAATTACTATGAATGATTATGGTGATGGTACAGGTAAGTGGCACAGTCAAACAATAAAAAGATATAAGGATTTAGATATTGAATCTTTAAAATATATCATGTTCGATTGTCGGCAGGCTTTAAAAGCTATGCCAGATAACCCAAAAGCTGGGCAGTATATGGATGAGATTCATTATTGTTTAATGGAACTAGCCGCAAGACGTATACAATCTTTTAAAACTAATGGAGAAATGTTATGACTTTACTTGAAGCTTGGGATAATGAGGTTAGCAGGCGAGAAGCTGTGATGGAAGTACTGCTACACAATATATCAATTAATGATTTTTATGACGAGTGTGGCTATAAGGGCCACTATATGGGCAGCGATGTCTTAACTTTCTTGGGGTATTAAAATGGATAAGGTACTGAATGACCTTGAACAGATGGTTGATTGGCTAGACATCAAGGTAAATGTAGATGAAATCCACGTAAGGCAGGACACTATGCAAGACTTATGGACAGCGGTCGAGGCACTACGTGATGTTCTAAACACTATAGAAGAGGAGGAATTTGAATGAAA